GTAGTATCACCTGTTGTGTTCCATCCACAGTAAGCTCCGTCCTGAACAACGAAGTCAGTGTCTAATAATGGAATATCAACATTATTACCTTGTAAACCGACTCTTACATTCATGTACTGAGCCAAGTTTGTTTCTAATACTGCTTTTGAGATTAATTCAAATGAGTTTTCATCAATGTAACTCGTGATAGTTGAAATATCCCAGTTTCCGTTTGTGTTTGCCATTTTTATTATTATTTGTTAGCGTTTTTTCTTATGTCTAGCAAAGTGTTCAATCTAACTGATTGAATGTCATTGTCAGCTTTGTTCAACTTACTAATATTGTTAGTAATCTTTGGACCAGCTGGTTCTTCTCTGAAAGTGCTAAACTCACCCTTCAAAGAATTAATTTGATTTTGTAGGTCCTCAATCATTGGGGCTAAACCACCAACAATTTGATTTACCACGTCATCTGAAAAAGTTTCCTCAACTACAGGCTCTTCCTCAGTTGCTGGTTCCGCAATATCAGTGATAACCCCCTCAGCGTCAACAGTGATTAATATACCTTCACTTGTTTCGTGGACACCTTCAGGAGCTGGGATGTCACCTTCTTCAGTAACAACAACAAGTTGTTTACCGACTTCTAGTTCACCCTCACACTTTACTAAAGTACCATCAACTAATGTAGCCTCAGCAAGTTCTACCTCCTGTGGTTCTGTTTCAGGTGTGACGGCTTCGTCCATCCCTAACATTACACGGATTTTTAAAAGTGCTTCGTTTGCAGTCATTTTAAATTGATTTATTTGGGTTTATTTGTGTTTAAATATAAATTATTTCTTATCTTCACGATTTTTTTTAAACCTACCGAAATAGGTATCAAAGAAATTAGAAATCCAGTTATTAATTTGGGGGTTTCCTTCACTCCCTTTTAACATTTTGACTATCGTGTATGTGATTGATAGTATCAATAATACTAGTTTCAAGATTGCTTCAATCTCTAAGAAACTAATAGTTGCCAATACTCCCCCATTCCACAATAATACTTTGTCTAATAGTAATTGTTTCATTGTTCAATGTCGTTTAAAATCTTCTTTATTTCGTCAAGTGTTCTGTTATCCCAATAGTTTTTATTCATCTTCTCAATGAAATCACCAGCTAGTGAGAACCCCCTTAGTTCACCTGACTTTATTTTATCCCAAGTTTCGTCATCATTTATCTTATATGAGACGAACCAAGTACCAACGGGGAGTTGATATCCGTATTTTACTGATTTATCGTGTTTTTCGTCTTCACTAATCCAACTTTCCAACAATGTGTTAGTTGTTACCACGTTATCATCGTGGTTGATATCAGTGTTATTCTGTTTCTGACCTCTGAAGAACTTCTCAGACATCTTACGGATGGTCTTCTTTGTAAAATAAATGTAAAATGGTTCTCCTTCAGGGGTTCTTCTTAATATCATCTTATTCGGTATCATAAGGGGTCCTACGACAATTCTCTTTTCATCGTCCACATTGAAACTGAATACATTAGATGACCAGGGTTTTGTTGCGACATTCTCTGATGGTTTGTCAGGTGCTCCAACGATTATAACTTTTTTGCCTTCAGCATTTTTGAATACCTGTAATTTTTCCCACCAATGTTTACAATTCTTCCCCCCCTTCCACTTAAATACTGAATATGAGGATTGACCTTTCTTTGCAAACTGTGAATTTATACCATCCATCTTTTCTATCTCTTTCTTTGAGAATATCTTACCCGCTTTGGATAGATTTACCATAGCTCTACAGAACTTTCTCTGAGCTTGTGGACCTGAGTATCTCCAATAAGTTTCAGAGGGTTTATCCTCCACTTTAATTCGTTTTAAGATATCCAAACTTCTGATAGCTGTAATTACATCACCTATACCCAAGAACTTATTGTTTGTGAAATCCAATACCATATCATCTTTTTCAATATATTCACCGTTCAATTCACAGTATTCCAATAATGCATCTTGTGCTTCTTCTGATAAGTATAGTTCTTCTTCACATCCACTTTCACAACTCAACTCTTCAAGTTCGTTAAGTTTAGATTGAGCCCAATTGATACCTGATGAACCACCCCATGCATCCCACATTAATCCACCACATCCTTCTGAGTAGGGGACATCTTTGTGTTGTTCGTGACGAGCAAATGAAGCCATACGAGATATTGTATCCTTACTGATGTTTTCACCTTTACATAATTGGTGAGCTCTCTGTTTTCCTACATCAGTACCACAATCACCCCATCCATTTGCTTCAGCCCATTCTACAGCTCTACATGCGTTGTTCTTTGCTCCTTCAGGATAATCGTTATAAGTCTCAAATTGTTGTTCCCCCTCCCAATAAGAATAACACACCGCTAGTCTTTGTTCTTCATCAGGGAACTCAGTTTCTAATTTACCCATACATCTACCGATAAATTCATCTTCTGTCTCACCTACTACGGGGGTTACAAATTCTTCCTTTGAGAATGCGACAAAATCTGTTTCAATAGCAGGTCTATCTACTATTGATACTATCTCAACACCTGTGTGTTCAAATAGTTCTTCGTCCATTTCTTCAATGTCTATGTCTAGTTCTACTATTTTTTTGATTTTGTTTTCCATTATAATCTGCTTAAATTTTCTATTTGTTGGTTTGCTTCTTGTTGTGATGTTACATCACTCGCCACAACATATGCTTTTATTACTGGTTCACCCCCTCTAACTGAGCCTTGAATGTCAAGACTACCTGTCTCACCACTATCAAGACCACTAATTAATTGTTGGTTTCTTGCTTCTAGTGCTGCTCCGAAGTCAGGGGTAGCTCCTGTCCCATCATCACCTCCAGTCGCTGCTCCTTTACCACCTTTGAATTTACCAATTGTCGTTGCTGCTATGGTCGCTATTGCTGCACCATATCTTAAGTTAGACGCTGTATTTGCGGGGACTAAATAAGCTGGACCTGCTGGACCTAAGGTTGCCGCATAAGCTGCGTTTGCTGCTTTCTCTTTTAACCAATTCAATGTTACCTCAGCGGCTGCAGCTGCTTGGTCAATCAAGAATAAAGCGTTTTGTGCTTTTTCATTTTCACCTGCTAATGCACTCAATGCTCCAATACCACCACTGATAGCTGCAAATGTTGCATCTTGTAATTGTTGATTAGCATCAGCTATAGCCATAGTATATTCCATTTCCTTAGCCTTATCCTCTTCTCTCCAACCATCTTTCAAGTCACCCAACTTTTGCTGGTATTGGTCCCATGCTTGTAATTTGAGTTCATTATAGTAATTCAACTCATCCAATTCTTCTTGGCTTATTTCACCTGAAGCTTGTAAATCTTCCAACTCAGCAATTCTACCCAAGTTCAATAGATTAATTCTATTGTAATATTCGTCTTCAAGGTCTTTCTCCTGTTGTTCTCTTTGAGTTAAACTCTCATAGTATAGGGTATCTTCAAGTTCAGCCAAATTATTCAAATCTTCCTCCCTTGCTGCAATTGCTTGGTTATTAGCGAGAACTTCTGAAGTGTTGTCTTTTATAGCAACTGTATTTTTCTTGGTTGCATCTGTTTGTTTCTTGGTTGCCTCAGCATCCAATTCTTTTAGTTTACCCCTTGCTGCTTCACCATCTTCCAATGCTTTGGTTAAAGTTGCTTGTTTCTCTTGTTCTTGTCTTATTTCAAGTTCAAAGTTTGATGCAGCAATTTCTTGTTTTAATTTAGCATATTCAATATTTTCAGCAATACTTCTAAAACTTTGTCCATCTAACTCATCAAATCTTGCTTGAGAAGCTGTTAATTCTTCTTGGATAGTTTCAGAGTTTAAATCTCGTAGTTTTCTCTGTTGAGCATTATATGCCTCAAGTTCATTGTCTCTTAAACCTTGTCTATATCTATCAGCCCTATCAGCCAAATTTTGTTCAGCTGTAAAACTTTCATTTAATAATCTTCTTGCTTCAGTTAAGTTTTCATCAAGTTGTTCAACATTTGTCCTCGTATCGGGGAATGCTTTTTCTGATAGATTACCGACCGCATCAGCAACACTATTGATATCGTCAAGGTTCTCATCACTACCCAAGTCTTTAAGTTCCTTATTTAACTCTTCTAAGTCTTCCTTAGCGGTATTTGCATTCAATGCCATAATTGCGAATGCTGAAGCTACTGCTAAAATTGCAGTTGCTAGTAACACGTAGGGGTTTGCATTTGCAACGAGGTTCATTGCTTTTTGTGCCGCTGCCGCAAGTTTGGTATTCTCTTTTAACAATCTGATACCTTCTGTTGTATCTATGATACCTTGACCTAAAGCAAGGATACCAACAACGTTCTCTTCAATAGCTGCAACAAACTCGTTATCTGCACTACCCGCAACTGCAAATGCACCTGCCAAGAATTCAACAGAACCTGCTAAGACTTTTACCGAACCTTCTACTGTATCCAGTTGGTCAGCATCTAATCCATCAGCAAATTCATCTTGTGAGTTTGCGGTAGTTATGTATTGGTCGTTTAGTTCTTTTAACGCCCCTTCTAATTGGTTGAGGTCAGTGATGTATTGTTCAACCCCATCAACTTTAAAGTATATATCTACTGTTTGTGCCATATTCTTAAATATAAATTTGTTTAAATTGCGTTCCAGGTTTCAGGTGTTGCATTCCAATTACTTGATACCTCATTCCAAATAGTCGTTGGGGGTACAAATCCAGTACTTGGTACTTGGAAATCCAATAGTTTTATTAGTTGTACTTTGACAGATGTTTTATCCCCTACCACAACATCAGTAATTTTTTCAACATAATAATATGTGTCTTTTACAAATATTACATCATCAAATGAAAACTCTTTTAAATCCTCACTACTTAATACAAAATATGCGGTTAATCTACGAGACCATTTATTGTAAAGGTTTTCAATATAATCTGACCAATAATTCTCATACATACTTATTCCAACACTACTATCAAATTGGTCAAACTGAATATATCCATCTTCTCTTTCCCAATCAAAGTATTGAGTATTACTAACCACAGGCCAATCTGAATAAGGGGATACCATAGGAAAATTTGAATATCCTACAGATGCGTTTACATCATTCAACATATACCAAGTTTTGTTATATCCAACTTGTGACCCCGTATCCTGTATTCCATTATAATATAAAAATCTTGTTCGTGGTTTTATAGGTAAGTGTTGTATACCTGTATCCGTTGCTTCGTGAACATGCAATTGGGGTATTATTGTATTATCCATCTGAGTTGATGTAGCCCCCTCAATTTGATTTACGGGGGTAGTTGATAAATTAGTTTCTATTTTTCTTTCACCAGTTATCAATTCATTTGTACTTACCAAATCATATGACCCAATAGGTTCACCAAATGTATCAAAGTATAATGCATTTAAATAATCGTCATCTGATTTGTCCCTAAATAATATCTTACTTTTTTGAGTAAAAAATATAGGTTCTAAAATAAAGTCCTTAGAGAGGTCTAATTTGTCTGTCCAATCAAATATATCACCTGTTGCTACATAATCCGACCAGGGTTCTATTTTAAAGTGTTTAGACCTGTTTTTGACTGGTGCCATAACCAATCTATACTTTGTTACGATGTCCTTTATAAAATCTATCTTTTTATAATCACAATCTAAAAATGATGAAAGATACATCTGACCTGGTGCTTCATCTAAACGAAAGTGTGATGTTTGGTCTACAACTGCGATATCAAGAGGGTCTACTGTTTCAATAGTTAGATATATTTTATCTAATGCATTTAAACTATAATACCCAAGTGTACCTGAACTAAATGAGTCACTCATAACTTGGTCTGCAAATGCATATGATGTAAATGTATTACTATATAAGTTTGTTATAACACCACCTGAATTTCTTTTTATTCTTATTATAAAATCTTGAGCCCCTGTTTGTGGTGATGTAAAAGATACATATATTTTAAAACCAAACTTATATAACGGGTCTGTTAAAGGTACTGTATATTGACTAGTTGATAAACTAAATAAATTTGAGGGGTCAGTAATTTTATTATCATATTCAATAAGATATTCAGTACCTAAAGTTATATATTGTTCACCACCTGCTAATTTATCATATGATACATAGAATGTATTACTTGTCTCTGGATTACCAACATTAATAGATGCTTCACTACCAAAAGCTGATGTATATAAATTTAAAAACTCATCACTACCTAAAAAACTACTTTCATATGTATAACCAGCGTCACTGAATATTTTATCCCATAACCATTTACTTCTAATCATCGGTTTAAATCTATTCTGTTGGAGATTTTTTAAAGCTGAACCTGAACCCCCACCTGTAGTAAAAGAGTCCGAACCTGACCCTCCATTTTCAATTCTAGCTTGTTCTATATTACCACTGTCATCATAAGTGTTACCGTGGTCAATAAGGGGATACAAAACATTACCATCTAAAAGACCATCTGTACTTGTTCCCTCAGGATATGCTTGCCAACTACCTGTGATATTTGCAAAATCAAAGTCGTGTACCAAATCTGAGGTATCAATATCACATAAAGACCCTTCACCAACTGAAGAAGCAAAATCTCTTACCTCACCCAAAAATAATAATTCATAATCTATCCTTTCACCATTCCTACTATTATAGATTTTATTTAATCTAATCTCACCTGTCTCAGCTAAGTCACCATTAACATATATATATGCGTCTCGTCTTTGGGTTATGTCAAAGTCAATACCATTAACCTCAAATGCGTGTTTAAAACAGTCATTATTGTTTGCTGTTGAGGGGACACGGAATGTTCTACTATATACACTACGAGTTGAAGTATCTGTGATATCTTCAATACTATAGTTTAATTTAATAGGTTCCTCCTCATATAAATCTATGAATATATTATCTATTACTAACTGAACCATATTATCCTCTTAGTGATTGTTGTTTATTAGCCAATTCAAATCTTAGTTCATATTGGAAGAACTTATTTTTTCTGAATGTTTTTTCAGTATAATTATTTGATAATACCTTAACCCCAAACCATTCATCACTATCACCAAATCTTACCTTTACATCGGGGGACTTATAAAGTGATTGTAAGAATACCGCTTGTTCGTCACTTAAGTATTTGGTATTTATAACATATTCTTCTCTTATCTGTTGTGAGAATACCCTATCACCCCTTTCGTAACTATTAATACCAAATGTTGATTCATTCCAATTACCAGGCAATCTGTCATATGAGTTTCTTTCAACATTTATATTGAAATCTCTTCTTTTACTGAAGTAGAAGTAATCTCTGAATCCATATGAGTTCAACCAACTAACCTGAACCTGTTCAAAGTCATTACATTCGTCTTCAACGATATCAATACGAGTTGGTATATGTAATGCATCGGGGTAATAGTCGTTAGCTGTTGGTATTACATCACAGGGGTTAGTTTCATCAGCATATGTAAATGAAGACACATAAAAGTGAGTACACCCCGAAGCTATACTATCTTGTAATCTTCTCTGACCACATTGGACTGTCAATACTTTAAAATCCTCTAAAGGAAAACTATATGCACTAACAGTTCCATATTGACCACCATAGAAAGTCGTATTGTTAATTGCAATACTCTCCAAATGAGTATCACCGTTATATGTATCAATCAAAAATCCTTTGATACCATCAAACTGAGTTCCAAGAGTGGCGTTTTGATATTGGTTCATATATGTTATTGTATAGTCGTCAGTGACCCTCATTTCATTATGGTATATATTCGTATAGTTCGCATCATTCATTAACCAATCGGGGACACCATCGGTAATATCGTTTTTATTAATAGTAATATTTAAATCACTGAATGGTTTACCTGGTGATGTTATTACTGGACAAATAGGTCCACCTAAGTTTGCGATATTCGGTATATAAGGGGTGAAGTCGGGGTATACATCATCAAACCTTTTAGTACCCCCTATTACTAAGAAAGTACCACTAAATGTTCCACCACTTTGGAAAACTCCACTGTTACCTTCCCACCCGTAATCTACTGTAAATTCAAAGGTTTCGTTTGCTGAGTCCTTAATATATTCAGTCAATTGTAATTCTTTCGTGGGTACTGTTTTATTCTTTAATATATTTTGTACATCAAAGTGTGCATATCCAGCTAAATTGGGATATTGTCTTGTATCACTTATTAATGTGGGGGTTGTATCATAAATCTGTAATCCAAATTTTACATTTGCTACAGCCGTATCATATAATGAAAACATATTAACCCCAAATGAAAAATTATATTCATTGGGGACATTAGTTGGTATTATAACTGGGGTTGGTCCTGCCATTATTCTTCGTTTTGTAAAATATTTATTAATTGTTCCTCTATATCCGTTGGATAAAATCTTCTTGGAGCAATACCCCAAACTTTATTGGAACCAAATTTATAACCTTCTCTAACACCGAATGCCGTTGCGACATCATTTGATAGGGGGTCTGCATTTTTTCTGTTTTGACCATTGACACCAAACGATAGGAAGTAACCATAATTGTTCATTCTGATGAACATATTGTCACCTTCAAGTGCAACACGAATAGACCTTCTTAGACTACCCGTTCTATTTTGATAGTTACCGTTTTGTAAATCTCTTGTAACATCAGAAACAAGGGTAGCCAACTTTTCGTCAACCCCCTTATCGTAGTAGTCTATCTGGTCTAAGATAAACTTTTCTAATTCACTTGTATCTTGTTCAAAGGTACTCATCTTATTGGTCTATCACAATTTGTCCATAGGTTATCATACTCAATGGTAATCTGTGCTGTCATACCCACCACATCGTCACTGAACCTTTCTTTGAATGGGGTGAAGATAACAGGGGATGATATATCAATAAAATCAAATGTTTGGTCGTTAGACCATGAGAACTTACCAATGATATCCTCAAGTATCGTTAGACAATTACTCTGTTGTAATATCCAACTACTTTGGTCATCGTATGTCTGTGTCATACAAATCACATTTAGATTTATTGAACTGGTTTTACCCCCCGATGATACATTGATGGGGTTGATAAAGACATAAGGATATACGGGTGGTTCTTCGTTATCAGGGGTGTTGATATCTGAGATGTCCCCATATCCAACAAGTTCCACCATGTTGTGTCCTTCAGATATTTCAATAAATTTGTCAAGTATTTCTTTATAAGTCATAACATACGTTTTTGTTTCTTTAGGTTATTAATCTTTTCTTCCATTTTTTCTTTGTTCCATGCCAACCAATTGAGTGCTTCAATAAGGGGTCTCTCTGTTACTTGGTCTATATTTAAAAACTTACCATCAGCCAATGTTAAGATTATATCATACCAAGTCTTTGAGACGTCCTGTTTCACTTTCTCTGTTAGTTCAAGTTCTTCAGGTTCTATATTGTTATCAATCCCAAATAGGTTTTTATAACTATTAAATATATTTTCACGATATTTTAAATAAAAAGTTATTGACCCCCACACTTCTTGTATCGTCCATTTTTTATCGGGGGTATTTGACCCATATAAGATGGTTACAAAATCTATCACTGATGTGTGTAGTTTGTTTGCTATACACATCTCCAAATCTATGAATTGACCCAATGTTAGGTTATCAAAATTGATTAACTCTTTACCCCTTATCTTTTTGTTTGGTATACTGACTACGGGGTACAGAAGGTTTGCAATAAATGACATTAACATTATCTTTGTCCCCTTAGGTATGTCCTTGATATCGTCGTATGGTATATCCATCAACATATGGATTATTCTTGGGTGGTTGAGTTCCAACTTTATATCGTGTCGTGTAACCTCCATCCATTTCTTCAATTTGATTTCTTTTGGTACCTTGTACTCTTGTTCTCGTATTACTAGATTAAACATTTTAACTTATCCATTGGTATGTACCTGACCTCTTCTTCGTTTTTAAACAATAGTTACTTAAGGCCAGACTTATGACACAATCGTCGTGTAACCCCGTAGGGTGTCCGTATTTAACACTTCTCGTCTTGGGGGAATACTCATATGTAAAATAACTTAACTCTTGATATAAGGGGTTAAAAACATCTTTTGAAGGTATTTGTATGTTCCCCTCATTAAAGTCCAATATCAACCCCTCTATTATTTCCTGTTTGGATTTATTCGTTGTAACGAAGGGGTAGATATCTTTACATTGTCTTTTGATATCTTCATATATGACATCACCCATTGAGTTGACTTCAATAAGTGTTATGGCTTTGTATTTCTTTATCTGTTCAACCAATTCATTGATTATGGTTCTCCACTCTTTGTTATTGGTTCTGTATATATCCACCACATTCCCCGTTTGGTCAACGAAGGTTGCAACTGTGTAGTCCTCCTGTTTACCCAAGTCAATACCACAATATACTTTACCTTTTGGTGAGGGGTATTGATGAAATGTGTTTTTATCTATGTTAGTGAATACCTCTCCCCCTCCATCTAAGAACTCAGCAAGATATTCTTGTTTAAAGACATTCTCAGGTAGTGTCTTCCTTGCATCGTTAATCTCACCTTCACTAATGAATGGGGTATCATAAGATGACCCCTTATACGATTTGTAGTTATTGTATTCATCACTCTCCCCCAACTTATATAAATCATAAAACCAGTTCTTACCTTTGGGGGTTGATAGGAATAATACCTTCTGACCTTTGACTGAGAGAGTTGGTCTGATAGCTTCATTCCATGCTTCAGGTTTCATAAAGGCTGCCTCATCAAGGATTGCATAATCAAACGTATAACCCCTTATGTTGTCATATCTTTCTGATGACCTAAAGTATATCTCAGACCCATTCATAAACTCTATATGGTTCTCTGAGAAGTTACAGGACTTAAGGAACCCTGTTGGATATACTGCTTTGTGTAATTCCTTTTGGACTTTGGTGGTCTGACTATATACAGGGGATACCCACAATATCTTACAGGGTTTCTTATTAATTGCCCAATACAGCGCAAGATTTAACCCCATAAGTGATTTACCGAACTGACGTCCTACTGACACTATGTGGTGTTTCTCTAATCCCCCCAATATACTATCAATGATTTCTTTTTGATTGGGGTGTGGTTTAAATCCCTTAACTGTTTTGGTCTTACTCATCAAATGTGAACTTAATGTCGTTGAATAAATCTTTCCCCTCAGCACCAGTTATCTCTTGTCTTGCAAGTTTTGGTATGAAGTATTCTGAAAGTTTAATCATCAACTCCATTGCCTTATTGGGGTCTTTCTGTGCAACTTCAGAAATCCATTGGGTCATATTGTCTAGGTTCATTTCAACCAAGTTCTGATATGCTTCCCTAATCTCCTTTGTGGTTTTGTTGGGGACCCCCTTAGGTCGTCCATTTGGATTGTTAGTATGTCCTTTTCTTCCTCGTGGCATGACTTGTTATGATTTGTTGTTTTCAGGTTTATGCTAATATTAAATATAATATCAGAACAATTTTCTTTTAAGGGACTGTTGGATGTTGTAGTGACACTTACCACAACTCCCCATAGGTTGACTCTGGTTGAAGTATAGATTGTAAAGTCTATACATCTTTACTAGGTCCTCATATTTCTTTTTCCCTGAGTTAAAGAAGAAACTTCTATTCTCCTGTGCCCACTCTATTAATTCTTCCAATTCAGTCTTTTGAACTGGTGTTGTAGTTGGTGTAATTGTTGGAGTTACCTTAGGGGTTGGAGTAGGGTCTTTCTTTATAAGTTTAATATTCTTATTCTTATTGTATGTTCTCTTTGCCATAATCTTTGAGTATTTTAGTTGTTAATATCTTTAATGTTTTATTATTATTGATTGTTATATCTTCCCCCCTCTTTTCATCATGTAATTTCTTAAATCTTTTTAATGCTTTTTGGTAGTGTTGATGTATTGTATTTCTTTCTATATTAAATCTTCTCCCCACTTCTGATAGATTACATTTTAATGATACGTACATCAATATCAAGAATGAATAGTATTTATCATCCCCCCCATTTTCTAACATATCATCTAAGATGTTTAAAACCTTCTGTATTTCAATATCTAAGTTAAAATCATATAATTCCTCATCGTAATAATTTAAGTTCTCAAATAACTCTAAAAATGGGGTCTTATACTTTTTATAATGTGGTGATGTATTGCTTCTCCAATTATTTAATCCTATCCTTACTAAGAACCATCTAACCCCCCCGTCTTCAATGACGGAAGGGGCTGATGGATGTTCCATAAAAGTTATAAGAGTATCGTGGAAGAAATCTTCAAATAAGTCTGGTCTTTCACCTTTGGTTACATTCTTTAACCACCCTCTTATATCTGTATAGTTCTCAGTTATGTACTCGTTCACCACATTCATCCTTTAACCATTTATATTCTCTTTCCATTGCTGCTCTTTTCAATGCATCTTTGAAATAAGCATCTTTGTATTCTTTGATGGTTTGTTTATGTTGTGACTCTGATAATGAGTACCCTGCAAATACGGCCATTATACCGTAAGCTATGAAAAAAATTGACTCTAACATTTTAATTTATTTTTTATTGGTTTATTTTTATTTTAACACGTCCATGTATTATTATTAATACAATTCCATATGGTTGTGGATGCACAATCAAAGTCTTCTGCTATATCTCTCATTGAGAATAACCCTGTTTTGTATAATAACTTGATACCACGACAAGCTTTGCAATTTAACTTGTTTGATGGTCTCCTTCTTGAATTTACAGCTGGAGATACAATTCTCAAGTTTTCAATCCTATTATCTTGTTTATTATGATTGATATGGTCTATTTGTAAACCCTTTGGTATTTTACCATTAAAGTACTCCCATATAAATCTGTGAGAGTATGTTTCTTTTCTCCAACCCTCTTCGTTATAGTAACTGAAATGTTTATATCCCCCTTTGCTAGTTTGTTCTTTGATTAGGTGTCCATCTCTATTGAAGATGTTACCAAGTTCATCTGCTGAATACTCCATTTTGTTGTTGATTTTAATTTTAATTTATTTATTTTATAAGGATTATCACGTCCTCATTTAATAAATATGTGATACTTTAAAAAAAGACAAAAAAAGTATTGATTTTTATTAAATTTTTTTTTATTTTTATATTTAACCTTGTAAAAGGTGTCGGAATTATTTTTTACAATTTTAATTTATTTTTTTTTTAAATAGTCAGGGGCCAATCCACTCTTATAGGTCCCTGATTTTTTTTTCACTTTTTTTTACATTTTATGAACTTTTTATATTTAACCACATATTTATGTATAAGTGTGGAAAATGGGTACAGTGCCAACACCTTTCCCAACCACGACAAATAGATTTTAAAATTAGCGCCCTTAGCGGTTGGATACTAGAGTTGAAATAGCCTAATTGGAACAGGTAAATTGACTTTTATGAAAAGGTCGTTGTTTCTTGCCTACTTCTTAGCAACACCTTTTTTTCCAAATAGATGATAACTTCGTTATCTTTTATATTTAATAGTTATGAAAGCAAGAGTATTTATAAATGAGTTGATTGATACCCCCGACATTACATTCAGGGAACATTGTCATTACATTCAAATATTACAAGATACATTAAAGGAAATGGAAGAGGATGAAGAATATGAGTCTTGTCATATCTTGAAAATTTGTATAGATTATTATATTGATTTATTGAGAAAAAAATATTAATTTTTTTTCATTAAAAGTTGACTTTTTCTAATTTTGTTGATATTTATTAGTATAGGGTTTGACCCAATAATAAAAAAATAAATTAAAATTAAACAAAATGAGTAATTCAAGAAAATTAGCTTTTAAGAGATTTAATCAACTTAAATCACACCAATTAGGGGAGAGTATCCTTCCATCAAAGAAAATTGAAAATAACCCCCCAAAACGAAGAATTAGACAGGATGAGATGTATGTTGAGTCTGTTGAAAGAATGTTCCAAGATATTGAGGACAGAATGATTGACCTAAGTAGATGGTCAGGTGAGGGTTCATTATACAAGTATTTAGAATTTGCTGATTACTAAGCTCCCAAAAAATAGTAATTGGAAAGGGGGGATGTAAAAGTCCCCCCATTTTTATATATAAGATTATGGAAAATAAAAGAAAAGAAAGATTTAAAGGTTGGGGACCACATGGTTCAATAGTGCCCACGGGGTATCTTTTTAGACTCAGTAGAAGAATAACTGATAAAGATTATCAAGATACCTATGAATTTTTATTTAATATAGGATATCATCCTAAATTAAGTGTTCACGAACAATTCTGTCGTAAGTATGGATTGGAACCTGATAAAGAATTATTACCAAAGTTAAAATAAAAAGAGGAAATTAATCCTCTTTTTTGTATTCTTCACCATACAACTCTTTTTCAAGTTGTTCAATTCTTTTAATGAGTTTACTATACTCTAATTGGTTTATATACCTTTTTCTTGTATTTTCAGTATGTTCATAATATCTTTTTGTCTGACTCATTTTATAATATATTTTGGCATATAATATTTTTTATGGTTGAAGTATGTATTTTTTGGGGGATTTACATCTAATACTTCATATTCAGTACCATCCAACGAGAATTCATTATATGGTTCAGGTAAATTATTCCACCAAGTTAGTTTACAATTTGGTTTTGCAATATCTTTTAATACTAGTGGTAAATGTTTTGCATTTTTATCTCTGTGAGTATCAAAAAATATTCCATCGTATTTACTCATCACATTTACATTGTCATACCAGTCACCTTCCAATATAGTTACATTTGGTTTGTCCTTTACCCATTCGTATAAATTAACTAATACTGATGCATTATTCTCACATATTGTATGTGAGTTAATATTCTGTTTTTGAATATGTGTTGCACTTATACCCATACCAAATCCAAACTCTATAATGTCCCCCCCATCTTTACATACCCACTCAGCCATACTATGCATTATTGGGGTTTCCCATTCGTGCATTACTTCTTCATATAAACCATTACTTAATAGTTCAATAAGTGTTTTCTCAGTGAACTTATACATAATACCAATCTGGGTCAAAGTATATCTTATAATAAGTGGTTCTACCTGATACGTATGAGTCTAATATCTGTCCTACCTTTCTTGCAAAATTAGTACCTCCAGTTGGGGCACTTGCAGTAAATTTACCAGCTGATGACGCACTTACATATAAAATACTACCAATACCTGGTGAACCATCAATATTTCCACTTGCAACACTAACAAACCCTCTATATAATAAAGTGTTTACTGTTCCACCTCCAGTAGATATACCTAAAAATCCTGCACCTGTAAGTTGACTATTTGCTTGTGCAGCAACCCAACCACCTGATGTTCTCCAATTATAGATATATCCTTCAGTTGTTGACACTGCAGTACCTAATCTTACATAATCACCAACTGCAGCCGTATCTAATACCTCAGCAAAGCTATCAACAAAAAGATAAGTACCCCTTACCTGTGAACCTACACCTTCAGCATATTCTACATATCCTGTATGATTTAATTGACCTGTTAGATTAATATCACCTGAGTCAACTATTAAATCACCAGATGAAGTAATAGTATGGTCACCCGCTTGGGTTGTATTACCAATTTGTACTAAAGAACCTCCAAGACCTAAAGTAGATGTCGCATTATTCCAAGTTAAGTTTGCACTACCACCAAATGACCCCCCATCATTAAATTGTATATGAGTATTGGAACCACCTGGTGTACCAGCTCCTGAAGAGTCAATAGTTACTTGGTTTGTACCACTGTCTGTTAATGTAATATTAGTACCTGCTACTAACTTTACTGTATCAACAGTTGCATCACTACCAGTCAACTTTACATCTACATCATTAACATTTTGTGTACTTGTTAAATCATATGTAGTACCACCTCCACCAGTTCCACCTGATAGATGTATTGTATTACCAACTGTATTAATATCTATATTCGTTCCTGAAAAAATGATATCACCTGTTAACCCCTCAACTGATGTGGGGATACCTGTTATTAAACTTGCAGTACTAAAGTCAGTTGTTGAACTATTGAAATCTACATTACCCCTTAAACTAATAGTTGAGGTAGATAAATATAAATTAGTATCTGCACCATCACCTCCAGATATTCTGTTTAATGATGAGTCAATATTTGAATTGTCACTAACTTTTAATAGTGAGTCATATGTACCTTGTACCGAATATGGTCCTAAATTTGTTCCCATAATTAATTACTTTCTTGTGGTTGATTTGGTAATCCCAAACAGTTATTACTCTTAGGTATATATATTCCGTGGAAATATTGATTAGTTTTTTGTGGTTGCATCCCCTTAGTTCCTGGATTAACCCAATCAGGGAAGTCACTAAAGTAATCATCAATATATCTTCTTAATCTCTCTGTGTAGAAATCAGCCGTATCTTTGATAGAACCTCTTAGATATTTCAACTCCTGAAAACCTGTGTTCTGTGCTTCCTCTGCTGAGGGGTTTAGAACACTCTTATTTTTAATCTTATAGTTCAAGTGGGGTAATGCCATATATAACGCCCAATTACCTACCATAGGAGCTATATAATCGTCTAATAGAGTTGTCTCAGGTCCTGTTAAGGTTGAACCTGTAATCGCATCTTTAAGATGGTCAAATAACTTTGTACCTAAGATGTCTTGAACGTAGATATCTTGTGCTTGTGTAACAAAAGGTACCAAGTCATCAGGTTCCACATTCTCGTGAACTGATGTGATTTTCTTTAATCTTGCTTCTGATATGAATAAAACGTAACTCATTTTCCTTCTATATTTGTATTAAAATCTAATGTTGATGGTATTACCTTAACTCTGACGTTAAGACCGAAACTTCTTAAGACCCTTTCAAATGACTTATTTAGGTCTTCTTGGATAGGTTCTATTACTGTACTCATAAAGTGTGTATATGCCACCTCTAATTCGTTTGCATTGTTACCTAAACCTGTCCCCGTGTCTCTAATACCAACGAGAAGGGGAGAAGTAATGCGGTGAGCGGTAAGTATTCTTGAACTGATACGTGTTTCTAGTACTACATAGTAATCGTCATTTGCCGAGTCTATAGTTTGAACTGAAGGTGCTAATTCAGACCCCTCACTAAAGGTTAGGAAAACTCTACCCGCATTCTCTTCTCCCGCAAATGAAGCATTCAAGTCGTTATACAATCTTCTTCTCTCTTCAGGGGTTGCTTCACCGTTTGGAAAGTTTATCATTAAGCCAGGAGACATTCCGTTAGAAATGTTAGCGTTATGAAACCTACTAACTCTTGCATCTAACTCAATGTCGTTGATAGCACCGATGTAATCTGGTAAGGGGTATATGTCACATCCTGGCGAGTACTCGTAAAAATAGAATATTTGTGATGCGTAATCACCTTTGGTTTTTGTTGTACTAAATGAAGGATAAGAATTTGGTTTGTATTTACGAGTATTATTCCAATTTGAAGAGTAGTAGTACTCCTCAACTTTATCCTCTTCATTCATTTTACCTGAACGAACTTTACTGAAGTCTAAGTGATATATCTCAGCTATTCTGTCACCCGCTCTATTCCATATAATGTTCAAAGCGTATCCACCGAACATTAGGAAATCAAATGCAATCTTCTTATAGATGTCGTTTATGTTCTCGTTATTTGCATTTACATAATCTAATCCGACACCTTCTACACCTTCACCGATTACAGCGTCTAATTTACTACGTATTGCTGTATTATGAATAGCTGATGTGTGTTGTAATTCAATAAGTTTTTGGGGATACATATTATCACCACCATAACTAATCCATTCTTTACCCCTTACCTCTCTAAATTCAGGTAGGTCTAAAGCTTGTAGTTGTATTATCTTCATTAAGTCATTCATCTGTAATATACTATTTGTTCATTATTTTCATTATCACTAACATATGCAGTTTCTGTGATTGAATTCTCATTTATTAACTTACATAAAACTGATACTAGTTTAGTTGATGTTTCTATTGTATTTCCACCCCATATTTCAAAATCATAATATCCACCAATGTCCTCATTTCTATTTGTAACATCACTGATATCATATAAGAAACTATACCAAGATGTTCCACCCGTTAGATGTTCAGTTTTGGTACCAAGTAGGTGATATTGTTTCTCAGGTAATAAAAGGTATTTGTTTGAATATCTACTTTTTAATTTAAACCAATATGTATTAGTTGTAGCTATTGTACCATACAAATCAATAATTCCTGATGTATTTGCGAAGTTTAGCGTCATTTTGCAATGTTTTTACACACTTAAATATATTTTATGCATTTTTTTTGCAAGAAAAAAGGGGGAACTACCCCCCCTTCTCTATATAGAAATGTATGTGGAGTTGGTTTAGAACTCTAACTCATACATTGGTGATGTTGCGAAACCTGTGATTTCAACGGTCATACCATTTCTGTCACCAAACGCAGTTCCTGTTTCACTAGTTGAAGAGGTTACGATACCACCCGTTTCGTTTCCTACGATAAAGTACCTTCCGTTGTTGTCTTTTACAACCGCAACTAACTTGGTATTTTGTCCTAAGATATCCAACGCGTTTAATCTTTCACCCGTCATCTTGTTTATAACCATAGAAAGAACTGACTGGTAGAAAGCTACCCCGTTTTCTTCACTAAAGTTTCCTGTTTCAGCCAATGAAGCAGATTGTCTTGGTTGTTGGAATTCGTAAAGAACTCCTGTAAAGTCACCTTCACCTGTTACAGTGTTATTATCAAAGGTAAAAGATGCTTTATAACCATCTGCGGTTCCAGCTGAGAAGCTAATTGATGAACCAGTGACAGAAGCTAACCATACGGTTTCAATACCACCTAAATTGTCTCTACAATCTAAAGTCACTGATGTTGATAAATTACATGCCATGTTTTCTAATTTTTAAATTTAGGGGTTTATTGATTAAAGCTCTGCTGCCCAGAGTGATGGTTCGCTTACAGCTACACCTATTCTCCATCTCATCAACGCTCTCATTTCGTCGTTGTCTTGTGAGTACCATAACTTGAACTGTTCAAAGTCAGACTGTAAGTCAGTACCTAAGAACAATGTAGAAGCTGGACCGATGTACTTCTTGTTGTCACCAACAAGACCTGCTGAAGCAACCGCTCTAACATTAGTACCAGGGATGAATACATCTTGTCCTGGAGGAATGTGGTAGTAGTTGTTTCTAACGATGTCCAACATCAAAGCTCTGTAGTTAGATGGAGACAAGATTAAGACTAAGTCATCAGCCATAGCTGAAGTGTCAGGTAACGCAGTGTACATAACGTTAGCAGCTGCAACAGCTGTAGTGTCAGTCCAAGCAGTTGCAGTAGCAGCTGATACTGTACCTTGAGCAGCTGTCAAGTGTGAAGTCAAACCTGAGTAAGTAGTACCACCGATAGTTTTACCTTGAACGATGTACTCTTCATTGTACTTATTCAACTTCTTAACGAAGTGGTCAGACAATAAAGCCTCAAATGGTAAAGACTCACCACCTCTCAAAGCACCTGATGCCAATGACTGTGAGATAAATGTATCTCTCAAGGCTTGAGCACATTGAGTTGTGTTAATCTTAGCGTTAGCAATGTCCATTCTAACTTGAGTTATGGTAGTATCACCTGTTGTGTTCCATCCACAGTAAGCTCCGTCCTGAACAACGAAGTCAGTGTCTAATAATGGAATATCAACATTATTACCTTGTAAACCGACTCTTACATTCATGTACTGAGC